GAAATTCCTTCTGGAGCACTTGCAGTATGAAAAACGAACTTGAAGCACAACAAATCGCCCAAGAGTTCTGGGCGATGATTGAAAAGGAAGCAGCAGAACTTGAGGTTACTGTTGATTATTACCTTGAAGAATTTTACTGTTCATGATACAATCTAAGAGCAATTCATCGGAGATGATGACTAAGTTTTTCTACATTGTTGACCACTATGTTCCATTCCCCTCCAGTGAATATGGGGGTGTTTGGAATGTAATCGCTGAGAATGATGATGAGTGTTTCGATCTCATCTCTGCCAGAGATGAAGGGGATTTTAATAGTCAATACTATGGAAATCTTCGTGAAAACATTCTGAAGTCACGCACTTTTGCACTCGCAGAAGATCTGGAGTCTAATATCGTAGAGGAGTTTACGACATGAGCGAAGATTCTGTGATGTATCCTGGTAGTATGCTAGGACAACTTGCCATTGCACTTGAGAAAATGGGATGGGAAGGTGGTGACAATGTAGCAGTGGAGATTGCAGGCACCTCAGTGTACGAAATTGATGGTGCTGGTACTAAGTGGGCACCAGTAAAAGGCACCCGTAAGTATAACAAAGATGCGTTCATTGTTATCAAAAACCTTGACCGTAATCCTACTGTGCCATCACAACCTAACCCAGAGTTGAAGCAACATCATGCCTGATATGATTGTAGGGTGGGAACAACACCTTAAAAACGGTAATTTGTGGCGTGGTGAGGTTGAACTTTCCATGCAAGGTGGTGACACTGATGAACAACTCAGTTACACTGTGGAGGTTTTTGTAGTGTCACCTACACAAGAACTAGCGCAGTACATTATCGCTACAATGTATCCAGAATACGAATCTCTCTGCATTGATGATGAACCCATTGGAACTCCCGTCTGATTTTATTCATGAACCACCTGAAGGATTTCACTACGAAGTTGATCAATTCCGACGCAATGTTCATCGGATTTGCATTGTCAATGATGGTACTTTCTCCTATACTGATGTGGCACCTAAGTCCGTCTGGGGATTCTACAACACAAAGACAAGAACCTATTCAGCGCCTATTAACTTCTCCAAGCAAGGAGATTCAGTAGATATAAAGAACACCCGTCCTTATTCTGCTATGCAATTAAACCTCAATCCATTGATGGCAGCGTTCGCATGAAATATATTCCTCAGGTTGATGACTATGTGCGATGGAAAAATCATGAGGGGTGGGTGTACTTCAAATGTGAACAATCTATCAGTATCGAGATAGGTGTAAAGGATAAAGTGTGCCATGAACATGGTGCATCATTCCATAAAAAGAATCACATCTTGTTAGTATGTCCTGTCTTTCAATGGGATGAACTTGAGTATGTAAAAAACAGAAGAGATAGGTCTGATGATGAGTACAAATCGCAGCAGTACAGACACAAAGACCCGTGAAGTTTTGGAGAACATGGAAGTACACACTGGGGAGTTTTAGTGATGACAAAACACAACCTTATGATGATAAGGTTGCTATCATACGCACCTGTATTTTTGTTAGTTACATGGTCACTAACATTTTTATCGTATCTGGAGTATTGAGGCATTGGAATGATGTACCAAGTGAATTACATGAAACCCAAAAAGAAAGGTTATGCCCAACAGAAAGCAACCTTTCTTAAAATTGAAGATGCTGTATTTTGGGAGGAACATGTAAAGAAAAATCTTAACGCAGTGGACACTACGATTACTGTCCACTAATCTCCCACGGACCACCAATCCCGTGTATATTAACAGAGTCAAACAAATGAGTGACATGAGTTACACCCTGGAACAGTTCGAGCAAGACAAGCAAACACTTTTGAACTTGATTGCTGACTGTGAGGAACTTGAAAAGCGAGAAAACTCTGACGAGTTTTTTATTCAATGTGACGAATTTGCCCAAGAAAAGTACACTGTCTGATATGAACTTTCCTACTTCAACTGTCAACGTATTGCCACATCTAAAGGAACTTCGTGATAAGTGGCGGGAACAGGACTTCCGCTTTACTAAAGAACAACAAGAAGAATATGACATGTTGTTACAAGCACGAAAAGAAAGGATTAAATTCTTCTATGATTCTAAAAGAGTGCATTTTGGACCTAAGGTAACTAAAAAAGTTGAAGAGGTACAAGAAGACCAAGACAGTTAATTAAGTGGCACAGAGGCGCTTCTGGTGGCGTCTCTGTGCTTTATACTATATTCATTGACGGAACAGCATTGACCATCACTCTACGCCCACATCAAGAACGTATCATCAAGCGCCTTAGTTTTTACAACAAAGGTCAAGTGATTGTGCCCACCGGTGGTGGTAAGACGCTGACCATGATTATGGATGCTAAATCTTCTATGGAGCGTTGCAATACTGGTGTGACGACTGTTGTTGTTGCTCCTCGTATTCTGCTGGCAGAGCAACTTTGTTCTGAATTTATGGAGGTCATTGATCCTAACAACAGTGATCCTTATCTCCATGTTATTCACTGTCACAGTGGGGAAACTCATTACACCAGCACAACCAAAGCAGAAAAGATTCACCTCTATGCTAATTGTGCTCGCACTATGGGTGAGAACTGCATCATTTTTACTACCTACAATTCCCTGCATCGTATCATGGAGGCAGATATTGAGGTCAACAATATCTACTTCGATGAAGCACATAACAGCGTAAAGAAGAACTTCTTCCCCGCTACTGAGTTCTTTGCAGAGAACGCAGATCGCTGCTATTTCTATACTGCGACCCCTAAACATTCCCTCACACCTAAGAAACCAGGGATGAATTGGTCTGTTTATGGTCAAGTTCTTGCCAACATTCCTGCACCTGAGTTGGTTGAAGGTGGTTACATTCTTCCTCCCAAAGTTGTAGTCAAGCAACTGCCCTTGATCAAAGGTCGCAAGGTGATGTATGCTGATGATTGTGATAATCTGATTGAAACTATTGATGACAACAACATCAACAAGACTCTCATTTGTGCTCGCACCACAAAGCAGATTATCAATCTTCTGACTCACTCTGACTTCTGCTCTGAGTTGTATCAGCGCGGATACAGTTGGATGACCATCACTAGCAAGACTGGTGCAATCATCAACGGCAAGAAAGTTGATCGAGAGAAGTTCTTTGAGACTCTGAACACCTGGGGCAAAGATCCTGAGAAAAAGTTTGTTGTTATTCATCACAGTATTTTGTCTGAGGGTATCAACGTCTCTGGTCTTGAATCTGTGATCTTCATGAGGAACATGGACTATGTTTCAATCAGTCAGTCTATCGGTCGTGTGATTCGTTTGGGTGGAAGTGAGAAGAAATTTGGATTAGTTTGCATCCCCACTTATGATACTGTAGGTATCAGCACCGCTAAAAAAGTACAAGCGGTTGTGGATGTAGTATTCAATCAGGGTCAACCCGCTATCAGTGAGATTCGTCGATGAATGATTTTGAAGTTGCATTGGATCGGTATCAAAGAGCATACGAACTAATGAAGAAGAAAGAAAGACTTAAAAAAGAATTACCACCTAAAGGTAGTGCATTTTATCGATATTATAGTGATCCCAGTCAAAATCCCCCATCTCATTCTGAACTTTGTCGGCAGATCGATGAATTAACAGAATGAGTGTGCCAGTAAATAAGTGTCACACCCCGCCCCCACGGGGGGTGGTTTTCGATTATATTAGGAGAGTCAAAGGAACGCCCCACCATGTTTGTTACTGAAGACCTCAAATCTGCTGTTGCTGAAGCACAACAATTTGAGAAAAATGAGACTTACACTGAGTCTATGTGTCTCAAACCCACCAAAGGTGGTGTGGGTGTGAAGACTTTTGAGAAAGCAATCGAGAGTGCTAAAGAATACATGACTGAGGAGGATATTGCCTTCTATCGTGATTTTTACAAGAAGTATTCTGCTCCTAAGTGTGTGCTTCCTAAGGGTCATTCTGGTCCCTGTTCTTGTTCTTATAGCAAGTTCTTCACTGATAAGTTTGCCAAGAAGATTAAAGACTGCGACACCACACCTGGCGATGATGATATTCTCTTTAAGAATCGCGCACGTCGTATTTTTCCCCTGCAAGTAAATAAAAAGCAATATACAGTTCTGAATGATCTGCACAAGTGGAAAGCATCTAACATCAAGATGAAAGCAGGCATCCCCACTGAATTTGGGGGCACTAATTTCACCATAGCCACTGCACATTTCGACTTCGCTGCCATCCTGCTGCTGCAAAAGGGTATTGAGCATAAACTTCCTGAAGATATTGAATATAAATTGTTGGAACGTGCTCAGCAGATTGTAGAAGAGTTTGAATCACAAGACATCGACATTGTTGATGAGAATGGACAACTTTGTTGCCCTGTGCTAGGATGTACTATTGAACCCGAATGGTACGAGACCGATGATAAGAACCCTAATCAGGTTCAGTTCGGTCACGTTGAACCGATTCGCTCTGATAAGTACATGACACGCGGCGGCAATGTTGTACCTATCACGCGCAACGGAAATCTGGCACAATCCGACAAATCTATCCACGAAACTTATGCAGATCAAGAAGCAGCAGTTGAACGTCGTAAGGCACGGAGATTGTCTCGTCGAGTTGCAAAAAATAAATGATAAATGTGTTGATTTAATTCTCATTGATCCTCCCTACAATATCGGGAAGGATGAATGGGATGACTTTGGAATCACCAAGAAAGGGTATCAACCAAAACCCTATTCTGGTGAATCCTATTATGATTGGATGGAAGAAGTTTTCATCCAGTTGAATCGTGTGATGAAAGATTCTGGATCATTCTGGTTCTTTCACAACGATTTTATGATGATGGCAGAACTGAATCGACGCATCACATCTGCCACTGATTTAGAATATAAGAACTTTATTGTATGGAATAAGTTGTTCCCTGGATGCAAACAAGAGGGATTCTTGAATGGATTCGTGCAGGTAGAAGGACTCAACAATTTCCAAAAGATGGCAGAGTATATGTTATTCTATACTCGTAAAGATCTGCATCTTAAGTTGAAAGAGCGTAGACTTGAAAGAGGTATCAAGTCCATGGATATTAGCAGGGAGATACTCAGCAAGAATGGAAATGTGACTGGTTGGTACAGTAACATAGAGACAGGAAAAAATTATCCTACGAGTGAAACAATCAAACCAATTACGAAGCACCTGGGCTTTACGATGGACGATCTTGTGCCAAAGTTTTACAATCAACGGACACACCATTCAGTATGGCAATACGACTTCGATTCTAAGAAAATGGGACATTTAACGCCCAAACCTATCGAATTGTTATCAACAATCATAAAACACTGCACCGAACCTGGGGATCTGGTGCTAGACTGCTTTGGCGGCAGCGGCAGTACAGCAATTTCAGCAATTAACACACAGCGGGACTATTTGTTGATTGAAAGAGAACAAAAGTACGTGGATATTGCCCTTGAGCGTATAAAGAACCATGTGCCGCCTGCCGAACCGTCCACAATCGCTTGCAATCCGCTTGAAAGTGCCCTATCTTAAGGACATGAAAAACACTCACCTCCAACACCCCGAAGATTCTATTCTGACGGGTGATCTCACTGTCTTAGATTGGTTTCTTTCTGAGAAAGATCTTTCCGTGAAGATTGACGGTGCTCCCGCTATCGTTTGGGGCACAAATCCTGCGACTGGCAATTTCTTTGTCGGCACAAAATCTGTCTTTAACAAAAAACTAATTAAGATCAATGAAACGCATGATGACATTGATCGCAATCATTCTGGGGTTGTTGCTGACATATTACACCATTGTTTTGATTGCCTTCCTTCTTTCGACGGGATTGTTCAAGGTGATTTTATTGGGTTTGGTGGTGATGATACTTTTTGCCCCAATACGATTACTTACATCTTTGATGAAGTAATTGACCAGCAAATTATCATCGCTCCTCACACTCTCTATGCTACTGATGATGAGATGAAGGATGCCTATGTTATCAATGACATGGTAGATATGGAGATCTTTGATGATACTGAGTCGTGTAAATTCGTGCAACCTGACGCATGGCAACTTGATGAAGATTTTGCTGAGATTGTTGGTTTCGCACGTCAAATGTCCCAGTTGGTAACATTTGCAGAACCATTTGAAGCAGAAAAACTCAAGATTGAGTTGAATCGTTGTATTCGTGAAGGTCGCGAAGTTATTCCAGAAAC